AAAGGCATGGATAAATACAAAAAGGCTTTAGCTAAAAATAAAAAATCAAAATCTTATTAAATAGTGTCGAAAGACCAACTAAAAAGGAGATAAAATGGCAAAAATGCACATAGCGGGTACCACAGATGTGGAGTATACCCCAGAATCAGAACAGATTACTGTAGGAAACTTTTCTACAGATACAAATGCAGAATTAACGGAAAACGTAGGTAATTCCGATTATGGAAATATTTCTATTCCTGGAGAACTCTTAGGTGAACAGCCTCAAGAGCAATCAACCCAGGAAGAGATTACAGAACAGGCTGAGACTACAGAGTCTATTGAAACAGCAGAACAAGAAGCTGAACCAGAAGAAGTATCAGAAACAGAACCAGAGCAAACCGAAGCGGTTAGCGAAACTGAATCATCGCAAGATGACGAAGATTATGTCTATGAATTAGATGATGGCTCTCGGTATTCTATTGACGATATTGAATCATGGCGTAAAGATTCTTTGAATAGGTATGAATGGAGCAAGTCTAATACGGAAAAAGCTCAATCATTATCTGATCAGAGAAGAGCAGTTGAGCCACTGGTACAGCTAATTGATAAGGTAAAGGACAATCAAGACTTCGCTGAAACTATACAGGAAGCCATTGAGGATGAACTTGGTAAAGAAGCGGGGCAATTGTTTGCACAATCCCTACAGATGGATAACCAGGATCTACCTAATCCCTATCAAGACCAACTGCAAGAAGCACAAGAACAATTGGCTAACGTACAAGCAGAAGTAGAGTTGGATAGGTCACTAAGTGATCTTCGTTCTAAGTTTTCATTGAAAGATGAAGAAATAGATAAAGTTCTTGATTTTGCCGTACAGCAACAACAGGATTATAATAAACTGTTAACACCCGAAGAAGCATATAAAATTATGAACTTTGACAAGGTGCAGTCTAAACCAGTTGAAGCAAAACCAAAGCCAAGTGTTCCTGTAAACATAAAGAAGAATGTCGGTATGAAAGGAGATGTAAAACAAAAAGCATCTTCTTATGAAGATATCGATGTTGCTTCCTTTTTTAATAACTAATGAAATAAGGAGACATAAAAATGTCTAATATCGTAGTAAGCGGAGTAGGATCCGCATCGTTAAGTGCCCTTATTCAGCAGTATTATATGCCAGTTTTGTATGATAATATCTTTAAGAAGTCTCATCCATTACTTGCAATACTGAAGGGTAAAGCAAAGACCTTCAATGGTCGTGAAATCGTAGTGCCAGTAGAATCAGCAGAAGGTGGTGCAAGTGTGTTTGGAGATCAGCATGGTCTTGGTAGTGCATACACACCAGCAAAAGCTGATATTGCACAAACAGCCAGTTTTAAGCCAACCATGCTTACTGGACACTTTCTATTAACTAAAGAAGAAACTCTTCTTATGAACAGCCCCCAGGCAATTAAAAACATTGTTGGTGCTAAAGTTTCAAACTTGCAGAAGTCACTTGAAAAAGTGGTTGCTGAAAACTTGTTTGCTACAACTTTAGGTACCGACAAATTTAATCCTATTGGGTATCTTGTTGATAAGGTAAGTGGAAACTCTCAAGATGTAACTGTTGGTGGTATACAAATTACTACTAATGGTTCTGGAGCGTATACTGCTGGTGGTTTCTGGAACTCTCCAGTTTTAGGACTCGCTGATTTTTCAGATGCTACTGGTGATGGTGCAGACTCTGGTACTGCTGTCGATCACTTAGCTGAAAGTGATATGCAAGATCCAAGTAAGAATACATACATTTTACGTGTACTTGCTCGTGGTATTGCTAACGCTAAATCTCAGACTGGTGAAAACCCAGATTTGATCGTATGTCCTCAGTACATTTATGATCTTATCGAGTCTGAACTTGGTGAGCATAAACGTGGCAGTCTTGAGTCTGATCGTATGGCTAAGATGGGCTTCGTTGGATTAAGCTATCGTGGTATTGATATTGTCGCAGACCAGGATATTGTAACAGCTCAAGCTACAACTGGAGATGATCTTAACGTAGATGGTCGTATATACTTCTTGAATACAAACTATATGCATATGTTCTTTAATTCTGGTGCAAAATTCACTGCATCTGATATGATTGAGGATACAAAAAGTAATACGTTTGTACAGAAGGTTCACACTTATGGTAATATGGTTATAACAAACCGTAAAGCTCATTGTGTAGTGAAAAATCTATACTCACCAGTCGATTACGCTTAACAGTAAACTAACACATCAGCCCTCATCATTCGGTGGGGGCTGGTAACCCTGGAGAAACCATGACCACAGCAACCATGCTAACAGTATTAGGAGATCGCCTGGAAGATTCATCTGGGGATCTTTATAGTGATACATTAAAACTTCGTTACTTAAATATTGCCCAGGATAAGCTCATACAGCTTCTTAATCCGCATTTATTAAGCGATCTACAGACACTTAAGGTAAACATATCCCTATCAACAGATAGCGAGGTAGATAGCCATTTTAAAAGCTATTTTATACCTAACAGCTCAACGCTTGATTCTTCTCCATTTGGTGGTGCATTAGGCGTTATTGGTATTAGAGTATCAAACGATATGTTTATACGTAAAATATCCTTTGATATGGCCAAAGATTTTAGCACAGGGTATGTAGGCTTTAGTGCCACAGAACCAGTGTATTTTGTATTTAAAAACAGAATTTATATTTATAACACAACCGCAAACGTGGATTGTTACTTTATCAAAGAGCCAACAGCGTTAACAAATGCAAGTCCAGCGGTACCATGCGATTTAAACGCTATCTTTCACGATGCTTTGGTAGAACTTGCTGAAGCAGAGCTTTGGAGACTATCGAATAACCAAGCACGTAAACAAGATGCAGAACAAAGAGCATACGGCATTATTGGCAAATATAACCAGAATCCAGCTACCCAGGTGGTTGGTGAAGGTTTGCCATTTGATTATAGCTCTTCAAATAGCTTAGTTGATCCTATTTATCCGAATACATCTATTTAATGGCAGAATTTATTGATATTTCAGATTTTGGTGGAGTAGTCACCAACGTAGATGTAGAAGATCTCCCAGAACATATTGCTCAAAACATGGAGAATCTTCGCATACGTGATGGTAAGCTGGAAAAAACATTTGGAGCAGGACAACCTTCTGATGTACCTACATTTGCTTTAAGTGCTGTTAATACTAAACTTACAAGGTCTTACGTTGTATATAATGTATTTACATTTATATCAGATAAGCTGGGAGCAACAGAACATCGGTATATCCTGGTATTAATTGACAGCAGTACCAAGCAAGTTAAATTGTTTTGGTATGATCCAGATGTACCCGCAGTAAATGATCATCTGCAAGTAGAAGATAATATTCTATACTTTCAAACAGCATCGGATTCTGGATACAGCCAGGGTGATAACATTATGGTTACTGGTGTAAAGGATAATAGTAACTCCGCAATTGCAAGTACAGATATTTACGATGACATTACTACTAAAACAGGCAACAAACATTTTATTAATACAGATACTGCAACGACATGGGGCGGTAGTTTTTTTGCTACGGCATCCGATACTGGTCTTAGAGATCAAACAATGGGCGGTAAACATGGTACGCATCTTTTTGTAGATACAAATGCTTCTTTATTAGACAACGGAAACGGAACGCAAAGTTTTATAAATATTGCATTACTTGCTTTAAACGGAAAAGTATTATGTATGCATAGTTATGAAGCTGGAAGTAAAGGAAGAATAAGAACTTCTATTGGTGGAACTACTGCACCGTTGAATACTACGATATATAATCAATTTAAAGACTATGGCACATTCAAAGTAAATGCAATGATTAACCATAGTGATGCTATATGGGTGTATTATTCTGCTCATAATAGTGGTGGAGATGGTCAATCCTATAATGCAGTTGTAAAATATACTGTGCAAAGCAATGGCACAATTGTAGAAACTGGCTTCGATGGACATGATCCTTCCGATTCTGATTGGGGTGATAATCAAGGACAAACATTTAGTTCTGGGTATTTTTATACAGCAAATACAGGAACTTTATATTTATTAGTACCAGGTAATAGCACATCACTATTTAAAGTAAGTGGTTCAACTATTGTTGCACAATCTGGTACTCCTGCACAAACAGCGGGATACACTTGGCGAGGTATTACATCAATTACAAATACCGTTAACGGTAATAAAGAATACTTGGTTTTAGGTGAATCAAGTGCTACTAATCATAAATTGCATTATATTGATTTAAATAACAATTTAGCTACTTGGGCAAATAGTAGTTACAACCATCAATTACATCAAATAACGAAAATGGATTTTGGTGAAAATAGCAATAAAAATGAATCTGTTATTTTCTATTATGAGCGTGGTGGTGGTACAAAATACTTGCAATATAGTACACATAATGATGCTACTGTAATACTATCATTCGCAGATATTAATGGATCTATTTTTACCACATCCACAGTTATTACAGCTATCAAGAACGCATATAGACATCCTGGCGGTACAAAGTATCTAATGGTTTGTACAAATGATAGTGGATCTTTTGGCAGTGGAATGGTTCACGGCAGAGTTTATAGAATAGATGCAAGTAAAACAGTATTAACATTAAATGACAATGCTAATGATAGTAATAAAGATTGGAATCCAACGTGTATAGATGATGTAGTAACTGGCAGTGCATCGGGTAATCAATTCTTTGAACACGCAAAAGGTTATATTGTTGCTTATGGAATTGAATATATAACATATAACGCTACTGATGGTTCGTTAGATAATCTTCCAAAAAGTGCATTAGCAAGAGCAACAGACATAGGATGGGGATCTGGTAACTGGGCGGGTACTGGTACAGTAGATTATGGCTGGACTGATTTGCATAGTAAATATAATTTTTTTGAAATATCAGAAAGTAATTCCAGTACAACCCCAACCATATACCACCAAACTGATAAAAACCCAATTGTACCAACAGGAGATACAGTACGTTTTATTCCTGGAGCAATTGGTAAGGTATCCAATACAGAAGCAAAAGGACTATGGCTGGGCTATATTAATAGATCCATGTTTAATGGAGACTATACTATACCAGCAAATTGGTATGGATATGTAAACACGTTAAACAATCCTTTTAAGGTTACGTTAGGTCGTAAGTATAAGGCAGATACAAATCTACGTAATGGTGATACAGTAAAATACAATTGTACTGCTGTATATGATGGAGTTCAAGAAAGTTTATTTGATAAAAGCGATGAATTGATCTTAGATGATAATGATATACAAAAACATATAATAGAGCTTGAAGTGGAAATTGCAAACATAAACAATTTAAATAAACGTATTACAGGCATCAATTTCTATAGAGCAATAGGAAACTCTGGTATATATAGTAACTACCAACTTATAGGGCATATGACCTTTGTAGATAGCAGTAATAATCTTAGTAGCGTTGGTGCAATTAAAAACATACAGCTACAATATTCTGGAAATGAAGTTATTTATATTAAGTCTTCAAACACATCTCAAAGAGATGGAATAAGAACCAGGGATTATAGTGAATCGTGGCTTGGTACGAACAAATACGCATTAGACACCGATGGTGGGTTTGATGGTATTGATAATCCTTCTGGTGATAAAGCAGACTATCACGATCCATTTAATGAATTTTTACTATATATGACATTGGGTACAATAAGACCAATGACAAGTAGTCAGCTATATGTAGTAGCAACATCAAATAATGTAGCAAATAGCAGTTTATTATCTATAGAAGATGAGAACGTAACAACAGCAAGTACTGCTTTACCAAGTGTTCCATTGTCAGCTCCAGTAGACACAGGACTTGATCTTACATCATCTTCAACATGGGCAACTTCTGAAAATCCTAAAACATTTATTGTTGATGGTGATGCAACTAATATTTTAAAAGTGAATGATAAAATTCAATTAAATACTGACAGTGCAGTTATTACATTAACAACCATAGGTACATATGATAGTGTAAATGATGTAACTCAAATAGCTGGTAACGCTGATGTGGGTGGTAATACTACTGGAACTACAAGTATAAAATTAAGGCAAGTTGCTTCTGGCGAACATATTATTTCTTTATCAGCAAGAGGAGTAAATCAACCAACTACATCTGAATCCACTACTGCCGTAGCACATAGTAATGGTGTTAGTATTGCAAAAGAACGTGATCATAATTACACCAAGTTATCTTTAGATGAAAATGCAAATTTTGGAAACAGTTATTTAGATGGAAGTGGCAATTTTAACGGATCATCCTGGAAAATAAAAAGAAGATTTAATGCTTCATACAGGACATTATATGATGATACTTCTGGTGCGTATGGTGGTAATAATATAGGAATCGTATTTCCAATAGATTATGCAGATTTTAGTAGTAGTATAACAGCCAATAGTTTATCTGGTAGTATTGTTTTTTTTGGTGAAAAATCAGTACAAATTGAGGGTAATAGTGCATACGATGATACTATTGGTGGTTGCTGGGTAAAAACAACAGAATCATTTGGAGCTTCCGATACATCTACAATTAGCCAACAAGCACAGTTATTAGAAGGATTTAGCGTATCTACAGCACAGGGATCTACAACTCCTGGGGTAGGGTATAAAAAAGTTTCAAATAAAATTACAATTACGTGCAGAGATTTTCGTTTAGAAGATTTAGGGGAAACACCAACGCAAACTATATACAGCAACAGAGTTAATGGTCAATATGCCAGAGAACTTAAAGGAAGATTGTTTTTAGGTAATGTCGTACTAAACCCAGAAGATAAAGCAGAAGAACATAGAGATTGGATAGCCTATAGTGAATTAAATCAATTTGATACCGTTCCTGTAAGTAATGTAATTGCATTTGATGACAGAGAAGGTGGAGATATTACTGGTCTTGCTGTACTTTTTGGCAGACTCGTTATTTTTAAACCACAAGCAATATTTATTTTAAACGTATCTGATCCTGCAAACCCAAATGGTTGGTCTGTGGTAGAGTCTAAGCATAATGTGGGAAATGTTGCACCTCAAGGAGTAGTCGAAGTACATGATAGTATATACTTTGTTTATCACGATGGTATCTACAGAATAGCCAGTAATATGGTTGCAAGTTCAACAGCAACACCATCTGTAATGGATAAAGTATCTGATAAAATAGATGATCAATTCTTACTTGCTACAGATAAAACAACAATAAAAGGATTATATGATCCAAGTAGGCAAGAAGTTATTTATAAATGGATGGAAGGATCTAATCAGCGTGTATGGGCATACAATTATGTACGTGAATCCTGGCGTAAAATTGATATGGGTACAGGGGTATTAGACATTTTAGCATATGACGAAACAGGAGTGCCACTTAACT